CCCCTGCGTACAATTTCCGGGGAAAAATGGGGATCCTGTGCTTGACAGATTCCCTGATGTGTGCATACAGCCATCTGGAATTGTTCAATAAACTAAAATAGAGGATGAAAATGGGTCAGCACCACTCGATGTACGGCAAGGCATGGCAGGCGGCCCGCAGGACGTACCTGCTGGCTCATCCATTCTGCGCCATGTGCGGCAAGCCCCTGCGCGGAGCCGACGCCGTTGTAGACCATGTGAAGCCTCACCGTGGCGACTGGCGTCTCTTCTGGGACGAGGCGAACTGGCAGGCCCTGTGCAAGCACTGCCATGACAGCCACAAGCAGCGGCAGGAGCATGGCGGGTACATTGGCGGATGCAGCACCGACGGCATGCCTGTGGATCCGTTGCACCCGTGGAACACAATGGAGACAAAGTGATGGGCAAGCGAGGAATGAAGCCTGAGATGGCGTCAAAAATAACGCCCCAGACGGCACCGAAGAAGCGGGTGCCTCCCGCCACGCTTGGGCTGCTCGGACAGGCTCTCTGGGAGCGAATTGTAGCGCAGTATCCAGACGACTATTTTCTTGCCGGGGACTGGCCTCTGGTGCAGGCGTACTGCGCCGAGTGGGATCGCCATGAACGGGCGCAGGCCCGTCTTCTTGAGGAGGGCGAGGTCATTGAGACGTCCACAGGGGCCATTAAGCGCAACCCTTGGCACGACGTCCTTGTGGCGTCTTCCAACACGCTCGGCATGCTTGCCGTCAAGCTTCGCCTGTGCGTAAACGCCCGTGAGAAGAATTCCAAGGTAGCCGTGCAGGGCAAGCGACCTAGCGAGGCCGCCAGCACCCGTGCGGGGCTTATGTTTGGCGCTGAAGACACGCCGGAGGCCATCCAGTGACACGTGGCGAAAGAGTTATCGCTTTTATCGAGACTCTCCGCGCCCCGGACGGCATGCTGGTGGGCCAGCCGATCAAGCTGAGAGACTGGCAGAAAGAAGCCATCCGTCAGGTCTACGACCCTGTAGATGCACGCGGGAAGCGCCTGTGCAGGCAGGCCATATTCACGCTGGCGAGGAAAAATGGCAAAACTGCGGTCGTCGCTGGCCTCTGTCTGGCGCATCTGTGCGGGCCGGAAGCAATCCGAAACGGGCAGCTGTATTCCGTAGCCTACGACCGTGAACAGGCAGGCATTATATTTAAATATATGGCGGCAATGTGCTATCAGGACGAGGAACTGAGCCAGAGATTGAACATAGTCGAGTCGAGAAAGAAGATCTACGACCCGATTTCCGGCTCGGAATATCAGGCGCTATCTGCTGAGACGCATGGCAAGCATGGCAAAAGCTCGTCATTTATCGTCTTCGACGAACTGGCGCAGTTTGGGGCAGACCGTGAACTGTACGACATTATGATGACTTCTCGCGGCGCACATGAAGAGCCTCTGGTGTGGGTCATTTCGACTCAGGCGGCGTCGGATTCAGCTTTGCTTTCAGAGCTGATCGACTACGGCAAGAAAGTCAACAGCGGAGAAATTGTCGATCCCAAGACGAAAGCCTTCGTCTACGAGGTTCCCATGAGCGACGATCCTTGGGACGAGGCCAACTGGTACAAATCCAACCCGGCGCTAGGTGATTTCCGGTCTTTGGACGAGATCAGGGAGACTGCCGCAAGGGCGAAAAAGATGCCTTCAGCCGAAGCCGCTTTCCGAAATTTGTATTTAAATCAGCGCGTTGATGGCGCTGCCCATTTCATCACGCCCTCCGTCTGGAAAAACAGCGGCGGGGAGGCCGACGAAAGCCTTTTCGAGGATCTTCCGGTCTACGCGGGCCTTGATCTGTCCGCCAAAAACGACCTCACGGCGCTTGTGCTTGTCTGCAAGGACGGCGACGGCGTATGGCACGTGCTTCCCCACTTCTGGACGCCCGCAGAAGACCTTGCCATGCGTTCCGACCGCGACCGCACGCCCTACGACCTATGGGCGAGGCAGGGCTTTCTGCACACGACGCCGGGGCGGACAATCGACTACGCATTCGTGGCGCACGAAATAAAGAAGCTGATGTCGAAAATGCACATTGCAGGGCTGAAGTTCGACAGATGGCGCATTGAAGACATGCTGAGAGAGCTTCGCGAGATTGGCGTTGAATGCTGGATCGACGGAAAGGAGGATCCGTACCCCGGCGGACTGCGCCTCATCATGCATGGACAGGGCTACCAAGACATGAATCCGGCAGTTGAAGCCATTGAAGATGCGCTTTCTGAAGGAAAATTGCGTCACGGCATGCATCCGGTGTTGACAATGTGTGCGAGTAATGTAAGAGTCCAGCAGGATCCCTCTGGGAACCGGAAGTTCGACAAGATTAAGTCAACGGGGCGCATCGACGGCATTGTGGCCCTTGCTATGGCGATCAACGGAGCTGTCGGGGGCGAACCCGAAGGAGCTTCATTCTTTGCCGAGGTGTGGTAGTGTTCAACTTCTTCAAAAAGCGAATAGAGAAAAAGTCTGCTCCGACTTTTGTCGGCTATGGCAGTCCGCCGTCGCTGTGGGGTTCAGCTCCTGAGAGCGCCTCCGGAATTGCCGTCACCCCGGCGACGTCTCTGGAGTGCGCCACCGTGCTGGCCTGCGTCCGTCTTTTGGCGAACGGCATGGCTCAGGTGCCGTTCCGCCTGTTCCAGATGTCGAAATCTGGCATCCGCAACCCTGCCGTGAGCCATCCGCTGTACGACCTGCTCTACACCGCACCCAACGAGTACCAGACGGCGTTTGAATTCTTTCACACGATCATGATGCACTTGGCGTTGACGGGCAATGCGTACATATGGATCAACCGCCGTCCCGACGGCAAGGTGCTGGAACTGCTCCCCTACCCTCCCGGCACAGTCGCCATCGACCGGGACGGCTGGGAGGTTCGGTACAGCATCCGCACGCAGGACGGCGAGTGGCTTGCCCTGCCTGCCGAGGACATGTGGCACATCCGCTGGCTGGCGTGGGACGGCGTCAAGGGCTTGTCCGCCGTCCAGATGGCGCGGGATGCCATCGGCTTGGCTTTGGCGCTCGACTCGCACGGCTCCACGTCGTTCAAGAACGGCAGCAGGATTGGCGGCGTCCTTACCGTGGCGCAGAGGCTGGATGAAGACCAGCGCAAATCCCTGCGCGAGGCATGGCAGGCCGCCTTTGGAGGCTCCGGCGAGTCTGGCAAGGTCGCCGTGCTTGGTGCAGACATGAAATATCAGCCTATCCAAGCTACGAACGACGTCAGCCAGTACGACGAGAGCAGGCGCTATCAGGTCGAGGAGATTTGCCGCGCATTCGGCGTTGATCCGGTAATGATTGGCTACTCTGAAAACACGGCGACATACGCTTCCGTGGAGCAGAAAAGCATCAATCATGTTGTGTATACGCTTGGCCCGTGGTATGCATGCCTTGAAAAGAGCGCGAACAAGTGGCTTCTGACGAAGCAGGAGCGTTCTTCAGGCTATTATTTCAAGTTCAACACCAATGCTCTGCTTCGCGGCGCGGCCGCAGACAGGGCCAGCTTCTATACAAGCCTCTACAATGTTGGCGCGTTGAGTCCCAACGAGATCCGCGAACTGGAGGACATGAACCCCTACGAGGGAGGCGACGAGCATAGGGTGCCGCTGAACATGGCCGCTCCCGGCGAGGAGCCTGAACCGGAGGAGGCAAAGCCCTCCAAGGAGAAGACGGATGAAGATAAATAGGCAGGAATGCCGTCTAGAGATTAAGAGCGCCCAGAGTGCCGCGCCCGAAGAAGGAATGACTTTTTCGGGCTACGGTGCCGTTTTCGGGAATATCGACTCCTATGGCGACGTCATCGAGAAAGGCGCTTTCCGCAAAACCATAGAATCCTTCAAGGCTTCCGGCAAGTGGCCCGCGATGCTCTCGCAGCATGGCGGGTGGCTGTCTTCCGCGCAGGACATGACCCCAGTCGGTGTCTGGACTGAAATGAAGGAAGACGACCACGGCCTCTACGTGGAGGGCAAGCTTGCCGATACGCCGAGGGGCCGCGAACTTTACGAACTGATGAAAATGACTCCCCGGCCTGCCATCGACGGCATGTCGATTGGCTACTTTATTACAGATTCTTCCGACGAGAAGAAGGACGGGGAACTGATCAGGCACATCAAGGGCATCGATCTTGTGGAGCTTTCACTTGTGACGTTCCCGGCGAACAAGGAAGCCCGCATTGCCGATGTCAAATCTGAGGAATTAACTATCCGCGATGCCGAGCATGCCCTGCGCGATGCAGGTTTCAGCCGTGCAGAGGCGAAGCGGATACTGGCAGAGGGTTTCAACAGCTCCTTGTCTCTGCGGGACGCCGAGGAAAAGGACGATTCGTCTGAAATTGCGGAGCTTCTCCGCAGAAACATTTCCGCCATGAGCGGAAAGGAGTAGAAAATGTCTGAGGAAATCAAAACCCTTCTCGACAAGCAGCTTGCCGCTTGGGAAGAATTCAAGAAGACCAACGATCAGGCTCTCAAGGACAAGGCTGACGGCAAAGCTGTCTCCGAGCTTGAGGAAAAAATGGGCCGCATCAATGCCGAACTCGACAAGATTTCCGGCGTCGTCGATGAAATTGCCCGCAAGCAGAGCCGTCCTGCGGCTCCCGCCAAGTCCGTCGAGGACTGGAACAAGAAGCATACCGAGGCGTGGCTCCGCTGGCTCCGTTCCGGCGACGAGTCCATGCTTGAGCGTCTCCGCAAGGACGATCCCGCCCCCGGCGGCTCCGATGCTGGTGGCGGTTCCGATGCTGGCGGTGGCTCCGATGCTGGCGGCGGTTCCGACGATTCCGGTTCCGGCAGCGAGGCTGCGGCCACCGCCCGCTATATGAACGTCGGCACGCCTTCTGAAGGCGGCTATGCAGTTCCGATTGATCAGGATCGCGAGATCATGCGTCTTCTCCAGACCTTGTCTCCCATGCGTCAGGTGTGCCGCGTCATCTCCTGCTCCACCGAGGACTACCGTAAGCTCGTCAACTTGGGCGGCACCGACTGCGGCTGGGTTGGCGAGACCGACGCTCGTCCGGCGACCAATACCCCCACTTTCACCCAGCTTGCCCCCACTTTTGGCGAACTCTATGCCTACCCCGAAGTGACGCAGAAGTCGCTTGACGACCTCTGGTTCAACGTCGCTGGCGAAATCACCCGCGACATCGCCGAGGCGTTCGCCAAGGCTGAAGGCACTGCTTTCATGTCCGGCACTGGCTCGACCTACCACCAGCCCGTTGGCCTCCTGACTGCCACCACGACCGCCGAGGCCGACAGCGCCCGCGATTTCGGCAAGTTCGAGCATGTCATCACTGGTCAGGCCGCGGCCTTTGCCTCCTCCAGCCCCGCTGACAACCTGCTCGACCTTATCTATAAGACGAAGCCGGGTCATCGCGCTGGTGGCCGCTTCATGATGAACTCCGTCACCCTTTCCACCGTTCGCAAGTGGAAGGACGGCGAGAGCCGCTACCTCTGGCAGCCGTCCATGCAGGAAGGCCAGCCCTCCAGCATCTTCGGTTACGGCATCGTCGTGAACGAGTTCATGCCGTCTGCTGGCGCTAACGCATATCCGGTCATCTTCGGCGATTTCAAGGCCGCCTTCTGGATCTTCGACCGCATTGGCATCCGCAGCCTGCGTGATCCCTACACGCACAAGCCCTTCGTCGGCTTCTACACCACGAAGAGGCTCGGCACCATGATCGCCAATACTGAGGCTTTGAAGTTCCTCAAGTGCGCCGCTTCTTAGGATAGAACGCCATGAGCGCCAAGCTGAAGACGGCTTGGCGCTTCTGGCGGATGGGCTGCATACCTGTTGACTATCCAGCCGGAAGCGTCCTTGAAGACGAAATCGAGATAAAGTTCGCCCGCGACTGCGGCGTTTTAGCCGATGATGCGGAGCCAGTGTCCCCGACTGCTGGAGACGCGGAGGCA